GTTTACAATTCTAATGTGAATGCTGTGGTCTCGGAGCTGTCGGAACGTTATTTCAATTGTTTGGTCGACGGGGCTTATGTCCCGCCTTTGGTTGTTGATGAGCGCTCTTACGATGATTGTTGTGAGTTTCGTGTAGGAGTCGTTCGTTATGTGCAGAAAACGGATTTACGAGTGAAAACCCGTCAGGAAGTCGTAGAAAGCTATACCGGCCGTAAGCGTCAGGTTTATGCAAAGGCTAAGGAAGTTCTGGATCTTGAACGCTTGCCTCACAACGCTTGGATGTTAGCCACGTTTGTGAAGTTCGAGAAAATGAATATGTCTAAAGCCCCTCGCATTATCCAACCACGCCAGGCCGAGTATACACTGGAATTGGCCAGATATCTTAAGCATGCTGAGAAGCGATACTATCGAGGCATTGCTAAGATGTTTGGGGGACCTACCGTCATTAAGGGGTATAATGCCTCTGTGGCTGCGAATCACATCAGGGGGATGTGGGATGAATTTGCAGAGCCGGTGGCAATTGGTCTGGACGCGACGAAGTTTGATATGCACGTTTCTAAGAGCGCTTTGGAGTTTGAGCACGGGTTTTATACCAGTGTTTACCAAAGTCGTAAATTGAAACGGCTTTTATCTAAACAGTTGCACAATTTTGGTATTGCCTATACGCAAGATGGGAACGTAAAGTTCGAAATTGAGGGTACTAGGTCGTCTGGGGATATTAACACATCTCTGGGCAATTGTCTCATCATGTGTTCTTTGGTCTATACTTGGGCCAAGCAGAATGGTGTTCGTATTCGTTTGGCGAACAATGGCGATGACTGTGTAGTGTTCATGGAGCGTGAGGATCTTGACAAGTTTGCTGGCGGACTTGAAGAGTGGTTCTCACTGAAGGGCTTTCGTATGAAAGTGGAACAACCGGTTGATGTCTTTGAGCGTCTTGAATTCTGTCAGTCCAGCCCCGTGTGGTGTGCCGATGGGTGGCGGATGGTGCGAAATGTTCACACTGTTTTGAATAAGGATGCGATGTGTCTCATGCCTGTGACAAGGGAGAAGGATCTCAAAATGTGGTTGGGAGCAGTCGGCGAGTGTGGACTGTCCCAAACACGAGGGGTGCCTGTGTTGGAGGAATACTACGAGATGTATCATAGATGGGGCGTTAGGCCTACAGTTGGTTATATGGATAGATTTGTTGCGAACACATCGCACTATGAGCGTCGAGTAATATCGCGCGCCGTCGTTACGGAGGAGGCTAGGGCTAGTTTTTATTACGCTTTCGGTGTTGAACCGGATGTACAGAGGGCGTATGAAGACTTGTTTCGAAACTCTATCATAGATACTCGCCAGTATAATTTTTTAAATCATGTCCAAGAAGAACCAATCACGCTCCCAACGAACCACGACGAAAATGTCGTCTGCGTTGGTAACTAGTAAAAAGAGGGGTGCAAAAGACGCTGCATCTGACTCGATCCGAACCTATCGCGCTGCATTGTCAGACCCATTCTCGTCCTTAGCTCAAGGGGCGCGGGTGCCTGATATGTACTCTGTCCCGACTACAACGCGCCACATTACTCGTCGTTGCACCATTGTCTCCAACGCAAGCGGTGAATTCGACCTGGTGGTGCTACCATCGGCTTACTTTCATGCAATATCTCCCAGAGGAAACATCGTCGGTGGTGGAAACTGGGCTACGTTAGATGGCTTGACAGTAAACAACGCAGTGCTCTACACTTCTGAGATAGGCTTAGCCGCCCAACTTACAAATTATCGTATTGTTGGCTACGGCGTTCAGCTTGTGGGAACAGCTTCATTAACCAATACCCAAGGTATGATAGCTATTGCCACTCTTCCGGCTGAGGGTTTTCTCAATTCCAAGGGTGCTGTTGGCGGCCAAGCAAGCAATTTCGCAAATGCTGCTGCCTCCGTAGCTAATACACTGACAGCTTATGGGGTACCGAACTCATCAAGCACAGTTGCTATTAACTCCATGTTGTCTCTACCTAATAGTGTCGAGACGTCGATGGTGTCAATTTCTGAGCATCCCATTACAGTCACTCCTAAGATTTGTAGTCCGTCAGCATTCAACTTCCGACTCACCACGGATATGGGACCGGGGTTTAACATCACTAGCCAAACTAGTGCTGTCTCTGTCTCTGCAGGTAATGCTAGCTGGCTCAGCTTCGGCGGCCACGAATCTATTGTGATTGCAGGTTCCGGCCTTCCAAATAGTACCAACGTGCTAGAATTTGAGATTATTTACCATTTGGAAGGTACTCCCTATATCACATCCACGGCCAACTACCAGATTGGGTCTGACGCGGCGACCACCGTTGTTAATCCCGTCGCTTGGATGGAAGTTGTGCGCGATGTAGCGAGTATGCCAACGTTTAGAACCGTCGCGGTTGGAGCAGGAAATGCTCTCATACCCGGCTTGGGGACGTTGTTGAACAAGTTATTCTAGTGATGCTTGTTTTTATTTTACATATTGTTTTATATTATGCCTCTTGTATATTTCGATCGTTTTGCATATTGAGGACTGGCTCAGTGGAAGCTGACACTGTAAGCGTGGAGCCAGAAAACGACAGTCTATCTGTTAAAATGAGGAGTCGGAGGGCACAGCTCTGTTGATTACGTAGGTGAGTCTAGTGTGGATGCTTAAGTGGAACCAACTAAACTGCGAATTGACTTTGCATGGTGTCTGGGGGTGCGTGCAGGCGCTAACCAACCCATAACTTGCAGATATTGAAGGTAGTAGAGTGCCCTACTCTACGATATGGTCTCAGCCTTAGCAACTGTTTTGACATGCAGTTGTAGGCAAGAAGTCCCGCGGCAAATACTCTGTGGCGAAAGAGTGCGAGTGCCATTATAAAAGCAGAAGGGA